GAAATTAGATTATCACGAATTCATGAACAAGGTCGCCGATTGGATTGTGGAACAAGAAAATGTCGCTCAAAAGTTAGGCTTCGGGTCGGTCGAATATTTTGAATGGGTGTTCGAGTCGAGTGGAAAGCTATGTGATGAATATGAGAATCATCCATTCGTGAGAAGACAAATGCTAATGGTATTCGAGCACATTGATGAAGCCTTCAAAAATCAAAATCAAAAATAAGGAGATAAACTATGGCAAATCAAGTCGAAGGATTGAACGGGACTCGTTCAACTTACGTATACGAGAACATCGAGCTTGTGGAGATTGACGGTGTTCGTATGGTTCGAAGATTAAAAGACAAAAAAATCATCGGACTAAATGCACCAAAGAAAGAACCTCAAGAGGGATACTATCAACGACAATTCAACAAGAGTCAACCAAGGTATCAAGATTTAGCTCTTAAAGAAGAACTCACTCAATTCTTCCAAGATACAGGGATGTCAATCGGTGAGTTCATCAAAGATTCCAACATCATCAATTATCATCTTGTGTGGAGCTTTGTGAACGGAAAGAACCGCATCACATTAGATGCAATTAACGAAATCAAAAGGAGAATAGATGCTTATGGAAAACATTAAAATTTATGTGATTGTTAGAAACCAAGAGCCTCACTTCTTATTCGAACGCATTGAAGACTATTCAAGCATGAGAGGATATCTTGCAAAGGCTCATCCACTCTACACACACCGATTCACGAAATACGTTGAGAAGGCAATGCACTTCCTCACAATCAAAGAAGCGTTGGACTTCATCCAAGCACACCAAATTGATGGCTCTATCATCAAGGACTTATCGCAAGAAAGACTTAAACGAAGAAAGATGTCCAAACAGTATCGTGAAGAATATGGAGATGTTATCACTTATCTATACAGTGTGATGGGGAATTCAAGCGATAAGATGCTTCAAGCTGCTCATGATATGCACATTAGTGTGACATCGTTGAGTAAATTCATGCGAGATCCGTATTCACTCTCTTCTCAAACAAGAGACAAGATTGTGGCGAATATGACACGAATTAAGAAGGAGGACTAAATCATGAAAGAAAGAACTGAATTCGAAAAACTGAAAGACGATGTTCACTACTTGATTGTGGCTCATTGTAAATACAAAGACATGTCGATGTATGACAGAGCGTTGAAACAGTTCCAGGAAGATATTGGATATGGGCAACTCGAAGAAATGAGCTACAATGAACGATTCGCTTTCTTATTGGGGTTTGAAACATCGTTGAAGGCGATAGATAATGCAATTCACATGCACGAATTGTTAAAGAAAAATCCTGAAATTATACAAGGTTTATTAATGAGTGCGACTTAAGAAGGAGATAAAAAATAAATGAAAACGAATCAATTATGGGTAATTTTTTGGCAACTAATGACGTACACGATTTTTGTGTTGAATGTCTTAGGGGTTTCTCGAATCGATATCGTTGTTCCTGCAGTCACATTATTTGCTGGAGCAATTGCAGGATACGAAAGAGATGAATAGGAGGATAACGATGGAAAAATTAGAAAAACTTAAGAAAGAAAGAGAAGAACTTGACAAGAAGATTGAAACATTAGAGTACGCAGAACGAATCCTTGAAGAAGGGGATGAAGTTTATTATGTTGACCAATTTGGAAACGTTACTTGTGGAGAGTGGAATGATTCAGAATGGGTTTATGGTGCATTCTGTCAAGGACATATCTTCAGAACTAAACAAGAAGCTGAAACGGAAACGAAACGCAGAAACCTACTGATAAGATTCAAAATGTTCAGAAACGAATGCAATGGTGATTGGAAGGCGGATTGGAGTAAACAAGATATGAAGTACTTTTTATCTTATTCTCAAAAATTCTATGTTATTCATACTGAATCTATTTGTATTCGTGAAAGATTCAACCTTTTTGGATATTTCAAAAATCTAAAAGATGCGGAAAAAGCCATCGAACTTTTTGGCGATGAAATCAAAGCTCTATTCGTGGATTGTGAGGAGGAATAAAATGGAACTAGTTATCTTTTTAAAAAATGGAAACACTCTTAAATTTGAAGATGTAACAGAATTAAAACGTGATTACAATTACATCAACATTATCACATTCAATTATGTGAGCGTATCAAATCACAAGAAGAAAAATGCGATGTTCTTCTCGAATCATATTGCAGGAATGTCCTTCTCAGAAAAGGAGGGTTTCGATGTTAACAGTCTACTCAAAGCCTAGATGTATGCAATGCGAGATGACAAAGATGTGGTTGAATCAAAACAAGATTGAGTTTGAGAATGTGGACATCGAAGCGAATCCAGGAGCATTCGAACTCTTGAAACATTATGGATTCACATCGCTCCCTGTGGTGGTGATTGATGACGAATTCGAGGACCCGAACAAGACTTGGATGGGATTCCAAGTTGATAGATTAGAAAGGTTGATTGAATGATTATATGGGCATTGTTTGATAGTGGCAATGGCTGCTACGCTCAAGGAGTTCGAGAACTAAATGAGGGGGGCAGAAGATGACAATCTATTCTGTGGGATTGGATATCGAAAACAAGAACAATCACTTCATTCACTTGAATCTCGCTGATTATTCGTACCTCTTTGGAGACAACAAGCTCTATGAGACTCTTGACAAACTCCCTCATCCAGATCTCATCATTGCAAGCCCTCCTTGTGAGTCTTGGTCGATTGCATCTTCAATGGATAGAGGGAATGCTTGTTGGAAACAAGAAAGAGCTGACGATTGCTTATTCGAACCACAAATCCCACTAAGCCCATTCACAATCAGAGACTTCAATGACTACGAGCGATATCAATTCAAACCAGAAAGACAAATCGTCAAACGAATCAATGGTGAATTGTGTACTCACAACTTGATTCAAATTATTAAACGATACAACCCGAAATATTATGTCATTGAGAACCCAGCGAGCTCGAAGATATGGGACTATATCGACAGAGTTCTTGGATTCAAAATCCTGTATGACAATCTAGCTCATTACAATCAATACGATGGTTATCCCATTCAGAAACCAACAAGATTCAAGTCCAATGTTGAGCTAAAATTGAAAACAGGGAACAAACCAAGTGACATCAATTTCAAACTTATGAATGGATACAACAATCGCTCGAACATCCCTATCAGCCTAGTGAAAAGCATCTTCAATCAAATTCTTGAAATGGAGGGATTGAATGAAAGATAAGAAAATCGCTGAGATTCGATTCAGAGAATATCCATATTATGACCGTGAAATCACATCGAGAAAATTCGATATGTTATGCCATAAGGAAGAAGATGTGAATGCGTGGATCCGTGCTAAGGGAACGAATTCGAAAGCAGCGGAAAACGAGCTCATTCGATTTGAGAGTGACAAGTACATTCAGAATCGTCTCTTTTGGAAGCGATGTGTGGAAGAGACTCTCGAAGAGCTTGATGAAAAACAAAGAGAATTTGTCACAGAATATTACTTCGATGATGTATACGACTATCGCTCACTTGCGAAGAAACATTTCACGAACCGAAATGTCATCATGAACGCTTGCAACTTAGCGTGTGAGATTTTACTCATCAAATTGGGTGAAAAATTCTAGTAGTGACAGAAAACGGTGTTTGTCACGAGAAAAACGTGATATATTGATATTGTGAAAAGGTGTAAGAAACGGTATCATCTTGTCATAATGTGAAAACTCCTACATTTATTTTTTCCTCGGGTCTCCACTCCCGAGGTTTTTTGTTGGTTAAAATATAGAAATGAGGTGATGGAAAATGACGAAAATGACATTGAAACAACAACGATTTGCGGATGAGTACATCATCACAGGGAATGCGACTCAATCAGCAATCAGGGCTGGTTATAGTTCAAAATACGCAAACACTAACGCAAACAAGCTACTACAAAACACTACAATAAAAAACTACATCGATGAACGACTTACAAAACTCGAATCTGAGAAGATTGCAACACAAGAAGAAGTCCTTCAATATTTGACAAGCGTGATGCGTGGTGAGAAGACCGAGCCTCTTTTGGTGTTGGATGGTGAAGGAACTCAAAAGGTTATCCAAGCGGTCCCGAACGTACAATCGAGAACACGAGCGGCGGAGCTTCTAGGCAAACGATATGGAACGTTCACGGATCGTGTAGACATCAACGCTCAGATTGAATCGAAACCGAAATTCGATGACATCGTGACCCAATTAGGAGGAAGTGGGCTCGATGAATAGCTTCCCACTATCTCAAAAATACATCGATTTTTGCAACACGGTCGAAAACGTGGATGCGGACTTCCTTGAAGGCACGACAGCCGCAGGAAAGACAACGGTGGGGCTTGGAGTAAAGTTCATGCGTATGGTCTCAAGGAGCAAGAAGAAGTTCCACATCATCGCAGCGAAGACTGTCGGTGTTGCTGAGAAGAACTTAATCAATCAAGACAATGGCATCCTCGACATCCATCGGGATGCTTTTTATTTTGGTAACGGGGATAAGGACTACAAAATCCCCCACATCAAATTCGAGGACAAAATCATCTACATTCTTGGATACGACACGAAAGAGAAATGGCAGCTCGCTCTTGGTGGGCAATATGGGTGTGTGTACATCGATGAGGTCAACACAGCGAACATCGAATTCGTCCGTGAGGTCTCAGCTCGTAACGACTATTTGATGGCTACACTCAATCCCGACAATCCTGACCTTCCTGTGTACAAGGAATTCATCAATCGCTCTCGTCCTTACAAGAAATACGAGAAGGATGTACCTCGTGAGATTATGGCTGACTTGAAAGAACGACACAATCCCAAATGGAGATATTGGTTCTTTACGTTTAAAGACAACAAATCTTTGAGTGATAAGGACATTCAAAAGAAAATCGACTCGGTTCCACTTGGGACAAAGATGTACAAGAACAAGATTCAAGGACTTCGAGGTCGTGCAACAGGACTCGTCTTCCCTAACTTCGACAGTAAGAAGAACGTAATCACAAAAGCTCAAGCAAAGAAATTCAATTATGTGATGTTCTCAGCTGGGCTCGATACAGCTTACTCTTCCAAGAGCCCAGATACGATTGCAATGATATTCCAAGGCATCACGGATGACGGGCATTTGGTTACACTAGCCGAACAAGTCTACAACAATGCGGACTTAGACACGCCAATCGCTCCATCGGACACGGTTGAGATGTTCATCGCATTCCTTGACCGTAACTCTGAGGAATGGGGCTTCTGTCGAGATGCGTTTATCGATTCGGCAGACCAAGCGACAATCACAGAATTAAACAAATACAAAAGGCAATATGGAACAATATACAATTTTATAAACGCTTATAAGAAAACAAAAATCATCGACAGAATCAACCTTCAAATTGGTTGGATTGCTCGAGGATTCTATTTAGTCGTTGAAGATTGTGTGGAGCACATCAAAGAGATGAATGCTTATTCGTGGCAAGAAACGAAAGAAGCACCCGAAGACAAGAACGACCACACAATCAATGCGAATCAATATGCGTGGCTACCTTACAAGCGAATGATTGGAGAACAGAGAGGAGAAATAGAAGACGATGGGGTTGGTGAATATGATTAGAAATGGAATGAGGAGCTTTTTGAGAATTGAGAAAGCTCAACCGAGTGCGATTGTCATCAATGAAGAGATGACATTCGAGGACAATGCTGCTAAGAATCGAATTTGGTATCGTGGCAAGTCCTACGAGTTGCAACAACTTTACTCTCAACTATCAACGACACGATTGAGCTTCTGGGGTGCACATTCAACTCCGGGACAAGAAATCAGAAAGATTCACACGGGACTCCCGGGAATCATCGTGAAGGTCTTGAGAGATGCGGTGCTTTACGACATGAATGATTTGGAATTCGATGAATCCAAACATCAAGATTTGTGGGAGAGCATCGCAGAAGATAACAACTTCAAGAAACAATTGAAAGAAGCGGTAAAAGATGCTCTTGTGATTGGTGATGGAGCATTCAGAATCTCGTTTGATTCTACGGTCTCACAATATCCAATCATTGAATGGGTAAGTGGTGAGCGGATCCAAATCAAGAACAAGCGTGGACGATTGCATGAGGTCGTCTTCACTACTCGATTTGACGAGAACAAGCAAACATATACACTAGAAGAACATTATGGATTCGGATATGTAACGAACAAGCTATATCGTGGCGATGCTGAATTGGATATTCATTCGACTGAATACACACAAGACATCAACGACTTCACGTTCGACAAGCATTTGATTCTATGCGTACCATTTAGCATCTTTGAATCTGATGTTGAACGAGGACGAGGCGAATCCATCTTTGACAGAAAGACGGACACATTCGATGCGTTGGATGAGTCGTGGTCTCAATGGATGGATGCACTTCGAAGTGGTCGAACAAAAGAATATATCCCCGAATCGTTGCTTCCACGGGACCCACGAACAGGGTCGTTCATGAAGCCGAACGCATTCGACAATAGATTCATTAAGATAGCATCTGACAGAGCTGAAGGAGCAAGCAATGAGATTACATTGCAACAAGCAAACATCCCTCACGAGAGCTATTTGGCAACCTACATCACCGCTTTAGATTTAGCGTTGCAAGGTATCGTGAGCCCTTCTACGATTGGGATTGATGTGAAGAAGCTTGACAATGCTGAGGCACAGCGTGAGAAAGAGAAGACGACTCTCTACACACGCAACACGATTGTGGAAGCATTACAAGAGTTTATCCCTCAATTAGTAAACATGACAATCAATAGCTTCAACGTGTTGAATCGTAGACCTATCGAAGAGATTGCGGTGAACGTTCCTTTTGGGGAATATGCGAACCCATCATTCGAGTCTCAAGTTGAGACCGTGGCGAAAGCAAAAACAAGTGGCATCATGTCCATCGAAGCCTCTGTGGATGAGCTCTATGGCGATTCTAAGGACGAGCAATGGAAGTCCGAAGAAGTTATCCGCTTGAAGTCTGAGCAAGGCATCAGCGAGGTCGATGAGCCTTATGTCAACACGGACTTAGATGGATTCAGCGTTGAAAGAGGTGATGAACTTGCTAGTGAGAATCATGAACAAGAACTACCAAATGAGAACGGATCAAGCGAAAGCACTTCTCAACATGAGTAAAGAATATTGTCCATTCGGAATCTATGCGGTCGAGAAAGACGGTCAGATTGAGATGATGAATTTGAAAGCAACATCGAGAACTCAACTCAAGAAGATGGTTCGAGAATATCGATTGAAAGGATTCAAGGTGCATTCGAATGGGTTATGATGTTAGTCGAGCATTTGAAAGAATCGAGAACGAATTGCTCGAGTCCATGACGAGGAATCTCAAGAAACACAAGGCGGAAGAAACTGAGCTTGGTATCGAATGGACTCAATGGCAGGCAATTCAACTCGAAGAACTTCATCGATTCAAACAAGAGGCAGCTAAGAAATACGGTCTTGAGTTCAAATCGATGAATAAGAAGATTAGAGAGACCATCGCAAATGCATCATTGCAAGGTGCAAGCGATGAGGAGCTCAATGTGTTGAAGGCACTAGAGAAAGGCTACGTTCTCAAGCGTGAACGTGGTCTAAGTGCTGGATTCTTCCAAACGAATCAAAAGCGATTGGATGCGTTGATGAATGCGGTCGAGCATGACATGAAGACAGCCCAAACCGCTGTGCTAAGATATGCGAACGACCAATATCGCAAAATCATCTTCCAATCACAAGTCGCAGCAAGTTCGGGAGCCCTCACCTATGAGAAGGCGGTCGATATGGCAACAAGCGACTTTTTGAAGAAGGGAATCAATTGCATCACGTACTCGAACGGTGCGGTTCACAACATTGTGTCGTATGCTGACATGGCTGTGAGAACAGCAAGCAAACGAGCCTATTTGATGGGCGAAGGTCAGAAGCGACAGGAATGGGGCGTGTCCACGGTCATATTGAACAAGAGATTCAACGCCTGTCCATTGTGTATGCCATTCGAGGGCAAGGTGCTCATCGATGATGTGTGGAGTGGTGGAAGTTCTAAAGACGGACCGTACCCACTCATGAGCTCAGCGATGGCGGCTGGCTTGTATCATCCTAATTGCAAGGACAAGCATTCGACATACTTTGAAGGCATAAGTTCAAAGCCCGAATCGAGGTACTATGAAGAGAAGCCCGTCATCAAGGAACGACAACTAATCGAGAACAAGCTCAATCATGCTAAACGACAAGCAAAGAGCTATAATCGTCTAGCGAAGAACAGTCTTGATGCTGAGAACCAAGAGACATATCGTGCTCGTGCTACTGAGTGGAACAACAACGTGAAACAGTATCGAGAACAATTGGATTCATTCGAAGAAAAGAACGGACTCGAGCTGAAAGATAAAATTTTCGAGTTGGAAGAGAAAGCTATTGAACCTAAAGCAAAACCCGAGTATAATTATGTTAACGTTGAAGGGGATGTTTTGGAACGAATTAGAGCATCTTCTGATAAGTGGTTCAATAACTTAACAGGACCGCAACAAGAATCGGTCAGACTTCTGACTGGTGGCAACTACTATCACGATTTGAATGAAATGGTCTACAACAAAGCCTTCAATCCAAGCAACAGAAAAGAACTCGAAAACATGGCGAATGTTTTGGATGAATCTTTCAAAAAGTTCGAATCGGAAGATGACATCATTGCTTATCGTGGGATGTCAAAAACAGAATTCAAGAATTTGGTAGAAGGAAATATTTTCAACGAATTCAAGCATTTGAGTATTGACAAAAAAGTCGCCAAACGATTTTCGAAGATGAGTGTTGATGGTGGAGTTGTTGTTAAATTCCATTTACCAAAAGGAACAAATGGAGCATACATTGGAGATTATAGTCAATTCAAAAATGAAAAAGAATTTGTATTGAATAGGAATGCGAAGTATGAAATCGTGACAAAAAGCAAAAAAGAAGTGGAGGTATACATTTTACCATGAATGAAGAAGGACTTTTGATGGAGCGAGAAAGAAAAGTTGAAGAAAGCTATAAAAACTATTATGATTCTCGACCAGAATTGAAGAAAGCATCAGATGAATTGTATGATTTATATGAAAATGATGAAATTTCTTTTGAAGAGTACAGAAAAAGAGCTCTCGAACTCGGAGAGAAATATAGATAAGCATCTAGCGAAAAGTTAGGTGCTTTTTTTGTACCCAAAAATTAAATAATAAACCCATTGAGAGTCAACCATCCGGAGGTTGGCTCTTTTTGGTATGTCCGAAGACTTGAAACTACGAGGAGACACCTGAGCACAAAACTGAATAAGGGAGACACCCTAACAACTGAGAGGAGGACATGAAAATGTTCAAACACAAACTATTTTTCTTTGATGAATCGGCAAACGCTGGGGCATCAACAACACAGGATCCGCAACCAAACTCAAACAATCCCGCTCAGAGTACTCCAGAGATTGATTATGAGAAGATTGCGAGCATCGTGGAAGGCAAACAAAAGGTCGCTGAGGATACGGTCTTGAAGAACTATTTCAAGAATCAAGGTTTGACAGGGGAAGAGATGGCTCAAGCAATCTCAAGCTTTAAAAGTCAAAAAGCCTCCGCCCAACCTGATGTGGCAAACCTTCAAGAGGAGCTTCGAGTGGCTCAAGCTCAAGCCCTTCAAACAAGAATCGAGAGCAACTTACAACTTGCTGCTATCAAGCAAGGTGTGGGCTCGAACGTGTTGCCATACGTTTTGAAGTTGGCAGACTCAAGCAATCTCACGTTGGATTCTAAGAATGAAGACTACGAGGCTGTGATTGCAAAAGTGTTGGAAGACGTTCCAGCTTTTAAACCAGAAGCAACAGCATCGACAGGATTCACACAAGTCGGATCCACGGGGGATGTCAAACAATCGACAACAAATGACGACTTAATGAAAGCATTTGGTGTCTTCAAATAATTAAAACAGAAAACAGAAAAGAGGAAAATAATATGGTTTTAAAATACGCAGAACAATTCGCTCCAATTATCGAGCAAAAATACGCTAAGGAATTAACATCTTATGATTTATTCCAATCTAACAAACAAGTAAAATTCATGGATGCTCAAACAATCAAATTGCCAAGCATCACACTGTCAGGTTACAAAGACCACACTCGCGGATCATTAGGATTCAACACAGGAACTATCACAAACGATTGGGAACCGAAGAAATTAGAACATGACCGTTCAGTTGAATTCGTAATCGATCCGATGGATGTTGACGAAACAAACAAAGTCGTTTCAATTGGAAACGTTCAAAGCACATTAGAAGAAGAACAAGCTATTCCAGAAAAAGACAGCTATGTATACTCTAAACTCTACAAAGAAGCTGAAACGTATGCAGCAAATGGAGCAACAATCTCAACTGAGGCTCTAACAGCTGAAAACATCTTGGTTCAATTTGATGAAGCGATGGAAAAAATGGATGAAGCTGGCGTTCCTGCTGCTGGTCGTTTATTATACGTAACTCCAAAAGTGAACAAATTATTCAAAGAAGCAAAAGACATCCAACGTGTGATGGGCGTAACTGGTGAAGGCTCTATCAAGCGTACAGTTCACGACTTAGACGATGTGAAAATCATTGTGGTTCAATCTGCTCGCTTGAAATCAAAATTCAATTTCACAGAAGGATGCGTTCCTGCTGCTGATGCTAAACAAATCAACTTCATCTTAGTTCACCCAACAGCTGTCATCGCTCGTGACAAATACTCTTACATCAACGTATTTGAACCAGGTTCAGACTCACGCACAGCTGACAACTACTTACTACAATCACGCTTCTACATGGATGCATTCCTTGTCAAGAACCGTGCGAATGGTATCTTCATCAACGCTCAAGCGTAATCTAATCTAGGAGGTATTTGAATGTATACAGCAGAGAGAGAAAACAAGGTGTATACAATCTCAGAGCTTGAGGTTGAATACTATCGAAAACAAGGCTTTGACATCTACAACAGCGAACACGAACTTCACGCTCGTGGTGTGAAATCTTCTGTAAGTGGTGCGGTTTACAACGCAGCTCTTGAAGAAATTGAAAAATTAAAAGCTGAAATTGCGGAGTTGACTTCGAAGGGTAAAGGTAAATAGCCATGATATATGCTGATGAAACGTTCTACAAGAACGAATATCTTGGAATTCATACTCCAGAGCAACTCAATCGCATCTTGAAGACAGCAAGTCAGCATATAGACACACTAACATTCAACCGTATTGTGGGGATGGGGTTTGAAAATCTCACTCCATTCCAACAATCGGTGATTCGTGAGGTGTGTTGTCAAATGGCTGACTTCATGATTGAAAACAAAGACTTAATCGAGACCGCTCTTTCATCGTATTCCATCAATGGAGTGTCGATGAATTTCGGCGACTCTTGGAATGTAGTCACAATGAATGGAATCGCAATGAAGCGAAGCACATTCGAATTGTTGAATCAAAGTGGACTTACAAGGAAGGTGATTTGATGCATTTTCCAAGTTTAGTTCTACCACAATTTTGCAAGACTTCAATCCATGTGATTGTACAAAGTGAAGAAGTGTCGAAGGATGGCGAGCCCATCAAGGCATTTGAAGCCGATTTGTTTTGTAACTATCAAGACAAGGTCGTGACCGTGTTGACGGATCAACAGAAAATTGTGAAGCTTACGGGGTCGGCGTTGTTTAATGGCGATATTGCCCCCAATTTGGCGACTTTGAGTGGCGGGAGTGTAAATATCCATGGAGTAGAGAGAAAGATTGCTGACACACGAAAATCACGAAATCCGGATGGCTCTGTGAATTACACATATCTCGGATTGGAGTGATGGACGATGATTCATGCAAATAGTCGTGTGAAGTTCGACTTCGGAGTCATTGGAAGGCTCAAGAAGGCTCAAATTCAAGCGTTGGAGCAAACTGGTGAGTATTTACACACCGAGATAGTCAATGCCCAAGTGGTCCCGTTTAGAGACGGTACGCTTCAAGGCGAGGCGTTCTCGGTTGATTACTCGGGGTCGAGTGGTGGTCGAGTATCTTTGACACACTCCACTCCATACGCTCGAAGATTATATTTTCATCCCGAATACAACTTCAACACAAGCACGAATCCACACGCTCGAGGCAAGTGGATGGATGATTGGGTCGAAGGTTCGAAACAAGAGGACATCAAGAAGGCTTATGCTGCTTTATACAAGAAAATATCGGGGGTGTGAAGATGATAACATTGGCAGAAGTGCGAGATTGGTTGGAATCCTATCACGCAGCTCAAAACTATTACATCGGGAAGCTCGATAATAAGAAAATGTATAGCATTGGAGTCTATCAACGCAAGACGAATGTCGAGCCACGAATCGCTATTGGTGGGAGGAATTTGGCAAGTTATGATGTGAAATCGGTCAGCATCTTGATTCATCACAATCAGAATGCGAACGAAACAGAAAAGCGAGCGAACTACCTCTTCAACCAAATCCTAAAGGCTGAGAACGTGGTGATTGGTGATACTCCAATCCAAATGATTCGACTCTTATCGAACGAACCCATCGATGTGGGAACTGATGACAATAACGTGTATGAGCGTGTCATCGAATTAGATATCTATTACAGATTAGAACAAGAAAGTGAGGAATAAAAATGGCAGAAAAAAGAACAGGGGTATTCCCCGTCTATGAAAACCAATTCCAAGTAAACACAGGAACGAAAGACGCTCCAACTTGGACAGAAATCAAAGAATTAGAAAGCTTTTCGGTATCATTTGACAATGGTGTTGAAGAATGGTCTCCATTCGAGCATAAAGGATGGAAACGCCGCTTGATGACAGCTAAATCAGTCACAATCTCAGTATCGGGTAAACGACACATCGGTGATACTGGGAACGATGCAATCGCTGCTATCGCATTGAAGAATGGTCGTGATGCTGAAAAAGACTTCCAATGGACATTCCCAGACGGATCCAAATTAGTCTTCAAAGAAGCGGTCATCAACATCAAAGACTTCATGTCTGGTGACAGTACAGCAGCCGCACCACTATCATTTGATATCATGTCAAATGGTAAGCCAGAATACACAGCGGCAGGCTAAAAATCACGAAAACAAGTGGAGGGGTGAACATCGCCCCTCTTTTTTATTTGGCAAGGAGGAAAACTAATGCATAAAGCACTAATCAACTTCATCGATGCGGAAACTCGAAAAGAATACAAAGTCGGTGATGAATTCGATACGACAGGAATGACGGATGAACGAATCCACGAATTGACGACCGAACACAATCGAATTGGTGTTCCACTTATTGATGAAGTAGAAGAAACAGAAACGACAGAAGTATTCACAACAATGAAAAGCGAGGTATTTGAATAATGGGTAAGATTATCGACATCACAGAACAATTAAATTTTGAATCAAAACCAAAAATCAAAATCAAGAACGTAACCATCGAAGTAGATGATTCAGCTCCAACAGCACTCAAGCTCATGGAAGTGATGAGTGGCGTTGATGGGGATCCGACTGTTGCCCAAATGAAGAATCTATATGAAATCATCTTCAACGAACAAGACCGTGTGAAGATTGAAAAATTAAGTTTAAATCTAAAAAGCTGGATGGCTCTCATTCGTGAAGCAATCAATTTGATTGTAGGAGACCAAGAAGCGGGGGAATAGGTGAGCCATATTACGACATTTTTGAGGATTGGGACTTGATGGTCTCATCTTTTAGAACGCAATATGGCATATCGTTCTATTCTTATGATTTTAAAGAAATGAAATGGAAAGAATTCAGAGCTCTAGTCTCTGGACTTTCATCGGAGACTCCTCTTGGACGAATTATCCAAATTCGAAGCGAGGACGACCCAAAAATGCTCGAATCGTTCTCACCGGGACAACATCGAATCCGTGATGAGTGGCGAAATAAACGAGCAAAACAACGAACACAAGAAGAGCTTGATGCGGTTCTCAAGGAACTTCAACAAGCCTTTTCTGAATGGTAGTAAGAAGGAGGTGGACAAATGGCAACTAAAATCGGCGATGTTGAATTGGGATTGGTGGTGAATCAACAAGGATTCACGAATCAATTGAATGGAATCCAACAAAAAGTCATGGGCTTTGCGAAAGTCCTTGCTGGTGCGTTTGCGGTCAAGAAACTCATTGATTTTGGCTCTGAGGCAATCAAACTCGGGTCCGACTTGAACGAGGTTCAAAACGTGGTCGATGTGGCATTCCCTAAGATGTCGAAACAAGTTGACGAATTCGCAAAATCGGCAATGTACGCATCGGGATTGTCTGAGACGATGGCTAAACGCTACACAGGGACATTCGGTGCAATGTCCAAGGCTTTTGGATTCAGCGAACAACAAGCCTATGAGATGTCCACAGCGTTGACGAGCTTGGCGGGGGATGTAGCATCGTTCTACAATATAAGTCAAGACGAGGCGTACACGAAATTGAAATCTGTATTCACAGGTGAGACCGAAACATTGAAGGACTTAGGGGTCGTAATGACTCAAACAGCCCTCGATGCATACGCAATGGCGAATGGATTTGGAAAGACGACAGCTGAGATGTCTGAGGCGGAGAAAGTGGCTCTTAGATTCGCATTCGTTCAAAGTCAACTAGCTCTTGCAAGTGGTGACTTCGCAAGGACTAGCGATTCATGGGCGAACCAAGTGCGGATCATGAAACTTCAATTCCAATCGTTCATGGCATCCGTTGGGCAAGGACTCATCAATCTGTTCACGCCTGTGATTCAAGTTCTTAACTTCCTACTAAGTAAGCTCTTGACTGTCGGAAACGCATTTAGGGCTCTTACTGAGCTATTGACGGGTAAGAAGTCACAAGCTGGAGGTGGAATACAAGAGACCGCCGATGCTGTCGGGAACCTTGCGGACAATATGCAAGGGGCTGGTGGTGGAGCTGGCGACATGGCTGATGCTGTGGATGATGCTGGTGGAGCTGCTGACAAGGCTGGCGGTGCTGCTAAGAAGGCAGCAAAAGAGATGAAGTCTTTGATGGGCTTCGATAAAATCAACAAACTATCCGAACCAAATGACGACTCTGGCGGAGGCGGAGGCGGTGGAGGAGGTAAAGGCAAAGGAAAAGGCGGTGGAGGTGGAGGCGGTGGTCTCCAACCAAAAGGTGCTCAAGTTGACATGGGCAAGATTGCCGAAGGGGACAACCAATTGAAGAAATTCTTTGAAGACCTCTTTGGTCGAATTGGTGAACTCTTAGCCAAATTCAAAGCTGGATTCGATGCCGCATTCCACTCCGAAGGTTTGGAGAGAATGAAAGTGGCTCTCGAACGAATCGGAGCTACCCTCCAAGAAATTTTCACGGATCCACAAGTCGTTCAATCGTTCAACACGATGCTTGATAAGTGGGCTTATGCTTTGGGTCAATTTACTGGTGCGATTGCTTCTGTCGGAGTGGGAATCGGTGTATTCCTTACTGAATCGATTGCGAACGCATTAGACAATCACAAAGAACAAATCAAGCAAGCTCTCATCAAGTCCATGGATGCTCGTGGAGATATGTTTGAAGCAGCTGGAAACATTGTTCAAGCATTAGGCGATGGAATCTATAAGATTTTGACAAGCGAAGGAGCAGTCAGAATCGGAACAGCAATCGCAGGGGCTTTTATTAGTATCTATGCCGATGTGTCAGAAATTGGCGATAAACTAGGAAGAGACCTCATGAAAGCGATGGAAAAAATCATCGGGAAAAACGCTCCAAAACTTACTGAAGCAATCAACACAGCATTGAAAAACATTGCACCAATTTTTGAAACACTCGAAAGAGCTGTCGGAGATGTCGGTTCGATGTTTAAACGTGTGTACGATAATAGTATCGGACCGTTGATTCTTCAATGGGGTGATATGATATCGGGATTGGTTGGAACGATTATAGATGGATTCAATAATCATGTGAATCCTATTCTTGAGAAAGTCGGAAAAGCATTTGAAGATGTATACAAGCAATTTGTGAAGCCTATGATTGATTCTCTAGGAAATGCCATCTCGAGCATTGTGGAAGCTATAAGCAGGATTTGGACAGCACTTGAACCACTATACAACTTACTTGCTAGTGCATTAGGTCCGATTCTAGGAGTTATTGCTGGCTTGTTAGGTGGACTCTTACTTTCTGCAATCGCTGGAGTCTCACTCGCATTGAAAGGTTTATTCGACTTCTTAAGTTGGATTTTCGATATTCTTGGAAATGGTGTGACCGCAATCGCTGAATTTGCTGATAAGGCAATGACAGCAATCCCAGAAGGCTTCCAAGCTGCTTGGGATGGTATTGTGGCGATATTCGGTGGAATCGGTCAATGGTTTGCGGATCGTTGGAATGACATCGTGACAGCATTCAGCGATGTAGCGACATGGTTTTCAACGATGTTTACAAACGCATGGAACAGCATCGTGAATGTGTTCAAGGCTATTGGACAATGGTTCAAGGATAGATGGAACGATGTGGTGAACGCACTATCGAATGTGGCGACATGGTTCGGAACAATGTTCAAGAATGCATGGTCTAATATCGTGAACGTGTTCAGCGTAGCAGGTTCATGGTTTAGCGGCATTTGGGGAGGCATCAAAGCGGTGTTCTCTGGTGTGGTTGAATTCTTCCGAGGCATCTTCCAAGGAGCTTGGAACACAATTACAAGCATCTTCTCAACGATTCCAAATTGGTTCAGCAACATCTTTTCTAAAGCATGGGCAGGCGTTCGAGATGTATTCTCAACTGGTGGACGAATCTTCATGGGAATTACTGAAGGTATTCTCGGAACGTTCAAGACTGTCGTGAATGGAATCATCGGAGGTATTAACCGAGTGATTACAATTCCATTCAATGGAATCAATGGAATCCTTGATGGGATCCGTGGAATCAGCGTAATGGGTGTGAGTCCATTTGCTTGGATTGGAAGAATCAGCACACCACAAATCCCAATGCTTGCTCAAGGGGGATTCGTTAAGGCGAACACTCCACAATTGGCGATGATTGGTGATAACAAGCACTACGGTGAAATTGTGGCACCTGAGAACAAAATGCTTGCGATGGCTCGTGAAGCTGCTCGATTATCGAAAGATTCGAACAGTAGTGCGGAGGTAGTTGCATTACTAAGACAATTAGTCACATTAGTGGCTGGAATGGATTTGAACATCGATGGCGAATCTGTTACGAGAAAGATTTTCGATATCGCAAATGAAATCCAACAAAGAACAAATCAACCATTATTAGATTTTTAGGAGGTGCATAGAGTGAGCGAAATTACAGTCAATGGAGTTGCTCTTGCATCTCCTGTGTCTATATCAAACAGCGATGAAATCATTTGGAGCTCTGGGACTGGTCGAAGTGCGAACGGTCTTATGAGTGGAGATGTCATTGCAAACAAAACAACAATTCAAATCTCTTGGGGAATTTTAACTCAAGATGAATACAATGCCATTCGTAACATCCCAAGCGGGTTCTTCAATGCGGTCGTGCAAGGTAAATCGATTAGAGCATACCGAAGCACAGTCACGGGAACTTGTATGGGAACGTTCAGCGATGGCATAACGTACTACAACGATGTATCAACATCGTTTATTGAGCAATAGAGGTGATGAAATGCTGGAAACAACTCAAGAGTATAGAGATGCGATTGTGTCTGATGTCCGAGTGATTCACGCTTCATTCACGCTCAACAATCAGACTTACGATAATTCACATCTCAAGAAAATCGAACATGATGCTTCCATCTCTGGGGGCTCATCGTTCATTCCTGGTGGCACATTCATCAATTCGCTATCTGTCGAACTGAATCAGATAGTTGAAGGAATTGAGGAGATGATGCCATCAACAGCGAGCCTCGGTGTTCAAACAATTGACGGTCAAGCGGCAATGTTGCCCCTTGGTCGTTTTTTTGTGACCGAAATCAAGCTCGACCGTAACTCTAAAGTTACAAAATTAAAGCTTCAAGATGAATTCGTGAGATTGCTTGGTCCGTATGAGAGTAAACTCTCGTATCCAACAGGAACACGAGAAGTCTTCCAAGAAATCGTGACGATGACTGGGATTCCCGTGAGTGATGCCATCAATCTTCCAAATGTGTCCATCAAGACCAAATTGGAAAAGGCAACATTTAGAGATGCCATCATGTATCTCGCTCAATTGGATGGCACGTTCGCACGATTCAATCGTGATGGCAAGCTCGACTTCATCGATTTGAAGGCTACAACGAAACAAATCACGAGAAGCCAATATGGAGCTACTGGATTGGTACGAGACGAAATCAAGTACAAGCTCGGATCCATTGAATGTACTGTCGATAAGACCAAGATTGTATCGGGGAATCGTTCTGGGAACAAGATGGTTCTCAAGAATCCATGGATGACTCAACAATTGCTCGACCGTTTATATAACAAGTACAGAGATTTGAGCTTCTATCCATACGAATTATCATGGCGAGGCGACATCGACACCGAACCTGGTGATTGGGTCTCAGTCTTTTGGGGTTCAGAGAATACACGATTCGACATTCCTGTGTTCTCGCATCACATCACATTCGATGGTGGATTGACCTCGAAGACGAATGCAAAGGAATCGGGACAATCTCAATCACAATACAAGTATCGTGGACCCGTCCAAGAAAAGCTTGATTACATTGAGAGCCTTACGACCAAGATTGGTCGCTTGTATTTGGACGAGGCTGAGCCTATCAATCCAAGAGAGGGCGACAAGTGGATGAAGCCTAGTGGTGGATATGCCATCATGTTTGAACGTGTAGACGGTCAATGGGTTCGTAAGGTGGACACTGCTGATTTGAACAAGATTATCGAGACGATAACGACCGATGAAGTCATTGCTAAGAAGATTAGTGCTGGATTGATTCAATCATTAGAAATCAATGCACGACAAATCACAGCGGGCTCACTCGATTTGAATCGAATCTCAATCACGAATGGCAGCAAGCCAATCATGGAAGTTCGGGATGGTAAAATCTACTTCGATGTATCAAGTGTCGAGGACTTCAAAAAGCCAATCAAGGAAGTCGAAGCAAAGCTCGAGATGAAGGCTGACAAGCTCATCACAGAAGACCAATTGAAGCATCTACAAGACCAACAATTGGTGATGATGCAAGAGATGAAGGCGAAAGCGACTCTTGAGACGGTCTTAGAGTGGAAGGCTAAGTATGAAGCGTTCGTAAAATCGAACGAATCAGACAGAAAGCAAGCACAAGATGACCTTGTGTCGCTCTCTCAACGCATGATTGGGATTCAAAACGATTTAGGCTCTATGACAGCTATTTGGAACGCTATCGACAGGAACATGAAATTCGGGAATGAAGGGCTCTCGATTGGGAATCCTCAAGGGGATAGCTCGATTCTTGTGTCCGATAATCGAATTTCGATGATGAGTGGTGGTCGAGAGGTTATGAGCATCTCGCAAGGTGTGATTCACATCGACAATGGGGTGTTCACGAAATCGATTCAAATTGGGTACTATGTCGAATCGCAATACAACGTGAATCCAAAATACAACGTAATTCGATACGTTGGTCCGTAGGAAAGGAGGTAAAAAATGGGAATTCAATACTTCGATGGGAACTGGCACACTTATATTCGATATGAAGTGAGTACGCTATCCCAAGACCGTGTGGCAAACACTACGACCGCACGGGTAAGCTTGTACATCGGGAATGACCCAGGTGGATATGAAATCCAATTTGACCCAACCTACGGGGCATACATGGGAGTTCAGATTGCAGGTCAAAACAAGTACTTAGAAATTGAGAACCTCTTCATCAAAGGTTCAGAGAAATTAATTGGAAGTGTGGACTTCACATTCACTCACGATGATGATGGACAAGCAACACGCAAGATTCTCTTGTGGTCGGGTTCTACGAGTGGCATCAATTACGATGGATGGTATTTGGGCTCAATTGACACGAGCTTCACACAAACGTTCGCTAAGATTCCAAGAATGTCGAAGGTCGCATCCGTATCTGGAACGAGAGAACTCGGGCAAGAGCTCACAGTCACTCTTGACAGAAAGGTCGAATCGTTCACGCATCAAGTCTGGTATAAGGTGTGGGGCTCTGACTGGTACGATTTAGGAACAGGACTTGGAACGACAGTCAAATTCACTCCTTCACCCGAGAATGCACGAAAGAATGTGAACGTGGCATCGAGCACGTTTGATATTTGTGTACGAACATTCGATGGCGACAAACAAATCGGAATTGATGAGTATAGCATTGGATGGTATATCGGACTCCCTAGTGGAACACAACCAACGCTTGAGAGCATTGAGCTTGTGGACAAAGCCAAAGCAACAAAAGACATCGTGGGCAAGAATACATTCGTCCAAACGTTCTCCGAGATGGTAGGAACGTTCAAAGGGATGGAGGGCACTTACGGATCCACAATCAAGACATTCCATGCTGAGGTCGTTGGACAGAAGATGGCAATCACCTCGAATGGTGGCACATTCCAATTCTTCAAAAACTATGGCGATTACAATGTCGAAGCGTATGTCATTGATAGTCGTGGACTCAAGTCCAATGTTGTGACCGTACCAATCAAGGTGCTTCAATACTTCGCTCCAATGCTTTCATTTGAAGCGATTCGAGGTGGTGGAGACCAACAAACGATTGTCGTTCGAAGAACAGCCAAAATTGCACCGCTCATGGTCGATGGAGTGCAAAAGAATCCAATGAGGTTGAAATTCAAAGTAAAACCAGCGTATGACGGATTCTTCACGGATAACGCAGGCGGTGGAGTTGATTCGAAAGTCATCAATTCGCTCACGAATTCGAATTCGGACTTGTTTGGGACATTCGCTGCTGATAAGGCTTGGATTGTGGAAGGAACAATCTCAGATGCTTATGCAAGCTTCACATTCACCGCTCCAATCGTGGGTCCCGAAGAGGTAGTCCAATGTAGGACTCCAAAGGGAACAGGATTCGGAAAGGTATGGGAACGAGGTTCAATCGATGCGAAGGGTGACATCTACTCACACAATGAACTTGTGCAAGTTGGGAGATTGACTCAAATCGATGGTAAGTCCATAAAGATGACAGGATCCGCAAACGACTTGATGAAGACTGGGATGTTCTACTCTCACGGGATGAGCGACCTTCCTTCAAATTTGACGGGCTCTCAATTATATGGATATATCCAAGTCAATACCCATCCAAGTGATGAGAATTATGTGATGCAAACTTATACACCATACGATGGCAATGTCATCTATATGAGACGAAAAACACCCGTCACAGGATGGCATCCTTGGGTTCAGTTCACTCCGAGCAATGTACCACTCTTTGGTGAATGGCATGATGCTCCTCTTACAAATGGATGGAAGCATTATGGTGGGAACGACACGAATGTGCAATATCGTAGAGATTCAGAGGGTAGAATCTATTTGAGGGGGAGTTGTCAAGGTGGAACATATATCAATCGTGGTGGAACGATTTTCACGCTTCCTAAAGAATATAACCCTAAAAAGAAAGTCTATATTCGAGCAATTACGGGAGATTATCAAGATTGTTATTTGATTTTATCTCCTGAAGGGGAGCTATATTGTGCTAAAGATAACCAAGTACAAAGAGATTGGTTATGTTTAGACGGAATTATAATCTAAGGGGGCAAAAATATGAATTTAGAACAAGCAAAAACTCGCAAGACTCAACTTGAGAGAGAGGTTGAAGTCGCAAAAGAAGAAATCTATACATTCTCAATCGACAAGTCGAAGCTTGAGCAGCAAGCTCAGAACTTACAAGACAAAATCGAATTTAAGAGTCGAGACCTCAACACCAAGCAACAAGAAATCAACACTCTGGCAACAGCAATCGAGGTTATGGAACGATGAATCCATTCTTCTCCGATGCGGTCGTAATCGCTGCGATAGGCGGTGTTGTGAGCTTGATTACGACTAGAATATCAACCCAATCAAAGAAACACACAAATGAAATTTTGAATCGATTGGACGGAATGGCGGAACAAATCCAAGACGTGAGAATGGATGTTCAGAAAGTTGAGAGCATTGGAAACGACAATCGAGAAGGCATTCGAACCACAGCAAGATTCAGACTGTACGACACAATGTCAAGAGCCATCGAACGTGGATGGACAACAGTCGATGAAGCTCGTGAGATTGGCAAGCTTTACAAAGCATACGTGAATCTTGGGGGGAATGGAGAAATCCATGACTTACATGAAATCTTCTTGAGATTGCCAATCAAATCAAAAACAGAAATCAATATACAAATAAGAGAGGATGTTTAATATGGAACAATTACAAGCAACAATCATCAATGGAATCGTGAGTGTATTAGTAGTCTTAGTAGGACTAGCATTCACAGGCTTGAAAGGATTCATTCAAACTAAAGCGACAGAATTGAAAGCCAAAACGGATGCTAAGAACTACGAGCTTGCAAAATCAATCGCTCACACGGTCGTGAACGCTGTGGAACAAATCTTCAGAGATGTCCATGGTGCAAGTCAAGACAAATTCCAAGTCGCTTTCGACAACGTAACGAAAGAGCTTGAAAAAGCTGGAATCAACTTGGATGACGAATCCAAAAAAGTATTGATTGAATCTGTCGTGAATGGGTTCAATGAACTGAAAAATATTGAAGGCTAAGAATACGGATCCACAGAGGGCTCATTGCGAGTCCTCTTTTTATTTAAAGAAGGGAGGAACGTATGGAAAAAGTAATCGAGAAATATTTGAGTATTACATCAGCCAATCGAGTCGTTGAACATTTAAACAATGAAATATATAGCAAAGACAAAGGAACAGCAACATTCAAGTTCACTATTGATGAATTGACAGCTTCAAAGGTTCTTTGTCTCTTCTATTTTAAGTACACAAAACGCTACAAAACTGTTGAAGCTACAATCGAGTCTAATACAATCACAATCCCATTCGATAGTTCACTAATCACTACGGATGAGCCTGTTGTGGGATATATCTATTTTGAGAAGGTAGAGAAATCAACGGATGTTTACTCGTTTGTATTTAATGTTCGTGTTAGTGAAATTGATAGAGCTCAAGAAACACCACTAATCGAACGAGTGACGGGGCGTGTGGTTGATGTTGATAACATCGTAACGAAACAAGAATTGGATGAGCTCTTCAACAAAATCAAAGCACAAGGTGGAACGTATGACGACAGTTCATTGCGTGGCGAGATTTCGCAAATCACTGGCAAAATTGAGGCTTTAGAGCAAAAGACGGATAAAGACACCATCTATGACGATGAGCCCTTAAAACGCCGAATATCAGCTTTAGAGAGCAAGCCCGAAATCGACACAAGCAACTTTGCAACCAAACAAGAGCTACAAAACATTGTCTTAACACCCGGACCGAAAGGCGACAAGGGTGAAGCTGGCGAACGTGGACCGATAGGACCGATAGGACCGCAAGGATTGACGGGACCAAGAGGGGCAGACGGTCAGCAAGGCTTACAAGGTATCCAAGGAGAGCGAGGTCAAGACGGGCAACCCGGTCCAAAAGGTGATACAGGCGAACGAGGTCCGCAAGGTATTCAAGGGGCAACGGGTCCTAAAGGCGAAAATGGTCGAGATGGTCGAGATGGCGTGGGTATTCCACAGAAATTAAGCATCGCTGGAAACGTTGTGACATTGTCCGATGGGGGTGGAAGCATCACACTCCCAACTACCGCAGCACCACAACCAAGTGGCACTCCCGGTCAAGTTCATGAATACGAAATCCACGGCACTGGGATGCCTAATGGCAAGGTAACCGCTCCTGTTGGGACAACGTATGTCGATACAGCTGTCACAAACGGTGCTCTTAAATGGATTAAGAGACGAGGAAACGACAATCAAGGATGGGAAGTCTTGACGGGCGATACTGGTTGGCGTACACTTCCAATCGTTTCAAAGTTGGGCGGTTCATTCTTAAAAATTCGCAGAAAAAACGACACGATTATATACCAATTTGGCGGTTTAAGTTGGGGTTGGTTCGGTGTTATTCGCAGAGGCGGTGCAGGTTATCAAGTTCAAGGGTCAGACCGTGAACGAAATTGTTACATTTTAGGTTTAAATGGCGTTCCTCAAGGATTTCGCTCTGAGGCTTCCCTCATTGGAGGAATATACAACGACAAGGGAATATCATATGGAACGTGGTATTTGGGAGGGGCTGGAGACAGTAACATGTTACGCTTCCAATTTATCGACCCCGTTCCAACAGACCGAGACATCGGAGACATCCGAGTGAGCTTGATTACGTATTTAACAAGCGAGCCTTGGCCGGTAACATTACCATAATTTAAGGAGGAATATATAAATGGCAACAGCAAGAGAAGTACTTGATTTTATCGTCTCATTGGCTAAGATGGGACAAGGAGTAGACGCAGATGGAGTGTATGGGACTCAATGTGCTGATTTACCAAACTATATCTCATATCACTATTTTGGAAAGTGGCTTTGGGGTAACGCTATCAACCTACTTGATTCAGCAAAAGCACAAGGCTTTGAGGTCATCTATGAAGGTCCCGGAGTAATTGCAAAAGCAGGGGACATCTTTGTGAAGAATTTCGTGGCAGGAGATGGCATCAATTACGGTCATACAGGTTTAGTTATTGAAGATTCTGATGGCTATACACTAAAAACAATAGAACAAAATGTGGACGGAAACTGGAACTATTTAGAAGTAGGTGGACCCGCTCGATTCAGCTCACGAACTTATGATGGCATCGTTGGATATATTCGATTCCCTTATGGATCCGATACGAGCACACCAATTGTAAGAGAAGGATGGATTCAAGATTCTGTTGGTTGGTACTTCAAGAATCAAGATGGAACGTATCCATTCAATACTTGGAAGAAGATTGATGGCAACTGGTTCAGATTCGACAAGGACGGATATGCTCTCGACAATACTTGGTTCAAGGACGATGAAGGCTTCTGGTATTGGTTGAAGCCGGGTGGCTATATGGCTATCGGATGGCATAAGATTGGGGGCAAGTGGTACTTCTTCAACGAGGTCGGAGAGATGAAGACTGGTTGGATTCGATACTTCGACAAATGGTACTATTGCAACGAATCAAATGGCGATATGATTTCAAAAGAAGTTCGCAAGATTGGTGATGCGTACTACTATTTCAACGAGAATGGAGAGATGCTCGAAAAAGCATCCGTTCGTGTTGATGAAAGTGGAGCAATTCACTTCGAAGAATAAACAATGAGCCTACCTTTCGGGGTAGGCTTTTTTATTTTGGGGGCAAAATGGGGGCAAAAAAATCGCTTGGTTCATCATTAGTTATTCTTCAATCAACTTGTGAAGCCTTCGAAAATGCTTTAATATCAACAAAAGCTCACTTCTTAAACTTCGACAAATATCCCATACCTCATCCGTAACTTACGTGGTAAGGCAGCACGAATCCAAGAACGTAGACGATAAGAAACACACGAAAAGCCTTGATATATCAAGGCTTTTTCTTTTTGTCTATTTTTCTGTGGTGTGATATTTTGGGGGGCAAAGTGTTCTTGGGGGCGATTTGGGGGCAAGCTTTTCACATATTTTGGATTGCATTATATACTTCATCTTTCATCTTTTTAGTGATATGTAAGTATATAGATTCAGTCACTTGACTATTCTCATGCCCAACTCGAGCTTGAATGGAATAGAGTGGCAATCCCATCTCCGCAAGCTTCGAGATATGCGTGTGTCTGAATATGTGAGTGGAGATGTTCTTGTCGATGCCCATGCGTTCTCTATGTGTCCGTAGGAACGCATTCACAGCTGTGATTGTTAGTGGGGTGTGTTTAGATGTCGTGAAGATGAATCCTTGATTGTTGCCCTCTATTTCTTCAATTTGAGCAAGAATCTCGATGCATCTATTTGGGAGCGAGACCGAACGGATCGATGCGGTCGTTTTTGGAGAAGTGCTCGCATAAACATCCTTGATTTTCAATTGGTGGTATTCTAGCGTTGAAGATACGTGTGCAACTGGTGGATTTGAATTCAAATCGATTTTGTCCCATGTAAGGGCGAGAGCTTCACCAGCTCGCATCCCTGTCATGTACATCCATTCGAAAAACATCGCATATCTTAGATTGATTTTTCGAGTATATTCAATCAAACGATTGTATTCGTCATCCTCCAAGAATTTATTGGGATTTTTCTTAGATTCTGTTCGGACTTTATATTCGATGATGCAAGCTTCAATTGGATTCGTCTCAATGTATCCATTTTTGACAGCATATTGGAACAACTTATTCAAACGTGACTTATAAGTCGATGTTGTTTGATTCGCTAGATTCTTTTGATACAAAAGAAAATCAAAAAATCGATTCAAGTCTTGAGTTGTGATTGTAGTGATAATTCTCTTTGAATCAATGAATTCTTCAAACTCTTCATATTGTCTCTCTACGGACAAGAATGTGGTTCGCTTCACGTTTTTCTTATATATTTTCTTGTATTCCTCTATGACCGAATGAATCGTTCGACTATCTGTCACCACATTACCAAGCTCTTTTCGAATGGCATTCGCAAGCATCTCTTGAGCTCGCTTCTTAGTCTCACGAGTCTTGTTGTTGAACGTAACGGATTTTCTACGCCATCTATTGAATCGTGGGTCATAGAACTTCTCACAATAGCGATAACCGATGCCATCCTTCCCGTGTCGTTCCTCTATATACATAATAAACCTCCTATAAAAGAACCTTTCCAATTACTGATACTTTCTCAGCATCCACAATCAAATCCTCATACTTTGGATTCTCAGACTTGAGAATCACATTCTTCCCATCACGATATAAATATTTACAAGTGACTCCTTCATCTTCAACTCTCACAATGGCAACTTCGCCATCTTCGACAGTCGGTTGATATCTTAGATATACTTCAGAACCTTTCTTGATGAGTGGCTCCATTGAATCCCCTGTGATTTGAACCAATTCATTCGCACCATTTGGAACGATAGAAGAGGGAAGTACTCCCATCTCAGCATCAACATCATCCACATGAATCATGGATCCGGCAGCAGATTGACGACCACGCACGAGATACACCACTTTTTCTTCTTTGATTCCATTTTGTTCATCTAATTGATGCGAAGCGAATTCGTATACTTTCGATTGTCGTTTGGAGTCTAGTTTGTTGTAAATTATTGATAACTCTTTTGAAGTTCGTTTATTGTTGCTCATATCGAATAAAACTTGTGGACTTATCCCAAAAGCTCGACAATATTTCAATATATCTTCTTCATCAATATCTCTTTTCCCTTTTTCGTGTTGTGAAATTGTATTTTGTTTAAAACCTGTTAATTTTCCGAGCTCGGATTGTGTCATTTTATGATTTAATCTCAATTTTTTAATTGATTCACCTAAAATGTTCATAATGTAAAACCTCCATTTTTGTTGATTTGATAACATTATAAAAGTATGAGATAAAAAATGCAAAAAAAATATCTCAAAAAGAGATAAAAAGTGTTGACAAATATCTCAACTTGAGATATATTGGTGTCACAAGGTTGATTCAAGACCTTAAAAACACGAGAGGAGGTGAGTGGATGACCGACAAAAAAAGATTGCAAAAGAAACACTTAAAACCAAAACTAGAGCTAAGAAAAGAACGATTAGGGCGAGAACTTACAACAGGGTACATGGCGAATCTAATAGGTTTAGACCGTAGACAATATGAGAAGAAGGAGGCGGGAGAGTATCCCTTTAAAGATTACGAGATGGACATCATAGCCCGAGAATTGGATAAAAGTGTAGAAGATATTTTTTTTAAATAGAAATATCTCAGACTGAGATATAAGGAGGGAGCATGAACAAGAAAATTATTTCAAAAAAAGAATTCCAAGAAATGTATCCAAGATACAACACGGAATCCAAGTGGAAGACAATCGTGAACCGAATCAAGAACAGCGAATATGCTGATGCTTATGTACGGATCTCACGAAACGATGTAAACATCAACATCGAATTGTTCGAAAGATTCCTCGAGCTTGAAGGAATCAATTGGGCGAATCGATACGGGACCAAGATGACAAGAACAGAATTTGAAAGAAGGACTCTATAAATGAGAAAAGAAATAAAAATCAGTGACGAATTACGAGATGAATATCTTGAAGCCTATGATGTAATAATATCTAAAATTTATGCGGACATATTAAATGATGGATTAACAGATTTTAATTTAAAAATTCTACAGAGTTTTCGGGAAAGTAAGAAAGATTTTGAAAAAAGATTTTGTTAATAAATCGAACACAAGGAAGGAGATTGGCATAGATGAGACGAAAAAGAAAAACAAGAGTGCGATTCATTCCATTCATGAGATGGATGCTCCAATGGTACATCCTATCATTTGGACTCATTATCGCAATGATGAGCATCGTGCTCTTAGTTGGGAAGGCGGTTGAGCAGCACGAATCAAAAGTGAATCTAATTAGAAGTGGGCAATACGTGGAACCTGATTTTCAAGACACATGGAAAACAAAGGAGGAAACGAAATAATAATTCATGCCAAAACGAAAACAAAAAAAGCCGATGAAACAATCACCGACTTTCAAAATTAACTAACTAAATTATAAAAAAATAACTGCGAAAAAGCAAATTAAGGAGTAAAAATCATGGAAGAAAAAATTGTTTTTAAAAAGAAAGTTATATTGCCAATATCTCACAATGAACGATACCCAAGAATTAGAGTAGATAGAGAAATCTATGAAGAAATAGTCAAATTATCACTTGTAACTGGGCACACTCAAAACGAAATCACTTCCGTTCTTCTTAATTTTGCGTTAAAGCATGTTGAAGTTAGTGATGAAATAGAAATTTTTGATAAAGGAGTTTAAAAATGACAGTTAAAATCAACAAACTAGAAATCGAGAATGTGAAGCGTGTCAAGGCGGTCACAATCGAGCCTACATCAAACGGACTCACAATTCTCGGTGGCAATAATAATCAAGGAAAAACAAGTGTCCTTGATGCCATTGCTTGGGCATTGGGTGGCAATAAGTACAAGCCAAGCAAACCAGCTCGTGACGGTTCCATGAATCCACCAACACTTCGATTGGAATTATCAAACGGACTCATCGTGGAACGTAAGGGCAAAAATTCAGATTTGAAAGTTACGGATCCAAGCGGACAAAAAGCAGGTCAACAATTGCTTGATTCATTCGTGGAAGAGCTTGCTTTGAACCTTCCAAAATTCATCGAATCAAGTGCGAAGGACAAAGCGAACACGCTTCTTCAAATCATCGGAGTCGGTGAGAAGTTGTGGGAGCTAGACCGTAAAGAAGAACGACTATACAACGAGCGAAGAACAATCGGTCAGATTGCGGATCAGAAAAAGAAATACGCAGCCGAACAACCTCAATATCCCGAAGCTCCGAATGAATTAGTAAGCATTGCGGACTTGATTCACGAGCAACAAGAGATTCTTGCTCGAAATGGTGAAAACGCCAAGAAACGCCAAAATCGAGAAAACATCGTGAACTCGTTGCATCTCTCAGAAGCTCGTTTGAAACAATTGAAAGAGCAGCTCGCTCAAGAAGAAGCTGTTCACGAGAATCTAATGAGCGACTACATCGCAGCAAACAAGTCCATTGAAGACTTGGTGGATGAATCAACCGATGAGATTGAAAGCTCAATCGCAAACATTGAAGAAATCAATCGAAAGGTTCGAGCAAACCTCGACAAAGAGAAAGCTGAAGAAGATGCGAAACAATACGGATCTCAATACGACCAATTGACAAAAGAAATCCAAGATGTTCGAGACGAACGCACAAGCTTACTCGATAGTGCGGACTTACCATTGCCTGGTCTTTCGGTTGAAGATGGCGAATTGGTTTTCGAAGGGCAAAAATGGGACAACATGAGTGGCTCTCAACAATTAAGAGTGGCGACCGCCATCGTTCGAAAACTAAAACCAGAATGTGGATTTGTGCTCTTGGACAAGCTTGAACAAATGGACATTCCAACATTGACCGAATTCGGCAAGTGGTTAGAGTCTGAGGGACTTCAAGCCATTGCGACTCGAGTATCAAGTGGAGAGGAATGCCAAATCATCATCGAGGATGGATATGTCGTATCAGACACCGTCACACCATTCCAAGACACAGAACCAACGAACTCTTGGAAGTTTTAAGGATAAGAAAGGAGAAATCACATGAACATAACATCAGGAAAACAAGCAAGAGCTCAACGTGTAGTGATTTACGGGACCGAAGGAATCGGAAAGTCAACACTCGCAGCACAATTCCCGGATCCATTATTCATCGACACAGAAGGCTCGACATCGAACATGGATGTCAAACGTATGGACAAACCAACATCGTGGACGATGCTCATGAATCAAATTGCATTCGTGAAAGCAAACCCAACGGTGTGCAAAACACTAGTCATCGACACAATCGATTGGGCTGAATCACTAGCAATCGAGAGTGTGTGCTCGATGCATGGCAAGAGAGGAATCGAAGACTTCGGCTATGGGAATGGATACACCTATGTCCGAGAAGAAATGGGTCGCTTATTAGATAAGCTTCAAGAGTTAGTGGACATTGGCATCAACGTGGTCTTGACCGCACATTCGCAACTTCGCAAGTTCGAACAACCCGATGAAGATGGAGCTTACGACCGTTACGAATTGAAGCTAGGGAAGAAGACGAGCTCACAAACCGCTCCCGTAGTCAAAGAATGGTGCGACTTACTTCTATTCTGTAATTACAAGACGATGGTGATGACCTCAGAATCTAAGAAGAAGAAAGCGACAGGCGGACAACGTGTCATGTACACGACACATCACCCAGCGTGGGATGCGAAGAATCGTCATGGACTCCCAGACGAGCTTCCAATGGACTATGCTGCTATCGCACACATCTTCGCTTCTCAAGAAGCACCAAAGAAGCAAGCTCAAGAGGTGGGAATTGGAAAAGTAGTAAGCGAGCCTCAAATTGATGAGCAAGTGCCCTCAGTCGATGAAGTTATCCCAGCAGGAACGAGTGGAGCAGAAACTCAAGAAGATCCGTTCCCTATTAAAGAATCAATCGCTATACCAGACTCTATTCCACAAGCATTGAAGGATTTAATGCTTCAAAATTCGGTCACTCCGAAGATGCTTCAAGATGTAGCCTTTAAGAAGGGACACTTCCCACAAGACACACCAATCGAGAACTTCCCACAAGAATATTGGGCGTTCATGGTAACGAATTGGGCTGATGTCTTGAAATCAATTGAAAATACAAACAAATAACAAACAAAAGAAAGAGGTAAATAAATATGACAGAACAATACAACAACTTCGAACGTGAATTTGGATGGGACGACACTATCCAACAAGACTCAACATTCATCTTGCTTCCTGTGGGGCTCTACGAGTTCACAGTAAAGGGCTTTGAACGACAAAGACATACACCAAATCCACAAAATCCAGGGAAGCTCCCAGCGTGTCCAAAAGCAGTCGTAAGTATCGAGATTGAAACTCCTCAAGGAAAAGCAGAATTGAAACACAATCTATTCTTACACTCAAGCACAGAAGGAATGCTTTCATCATTCTTCGGATCTATTGGACAAAAACGCAAAGGTGAACCATTGAAGATGAATTGGAACACAATCATCGGTGCTCGAGGTGTGTGCAAAGTCGGAATTCGTAAATATAACGACAATGAATACAACGAAGTCAAAGCGATGCTATATCCCGAAGATGTGAACCCAAGTCAAGTCTTAAATCGTTCACAACAACAAACACAACCACAATATCAACAACAAGCAACTCAACAACAACAACCATCTTGGGGTGCGTTCTAAGAGGAGGGACATTGAATGGAATTGCGAAAATATCAAGAAGAGGCTCGTGAGTCCATTCAACAGGAATGGGCAGAAGGTCGCAAGAAGACTCTTCTCGTCCTTCCCACAGGATGTGGAAAGACAATTGTGTTCGCAAAAGTAATCGAAGACCGAGTGAGGATGGGCGAGAGAGTTCTCGTCCTCGCTCACCGCTCTGAGCTACTAGACCAAGCGAGCGACAAATTGTTCAAGTCAACAGGACTTCAAACATCGCTCGAGAAAGCAAGTTCAACGAGTATCGGCTCATGGAATCGAGTGGTCGTTGGATCCGTTCAAACCTTGCAACAACCCAAACGCCTCGCAAAATTCGAGAAAGACCATTTCGATTCGATTGTGGTGGATGAAGCTCATCATTGCATCTCTGATGGATATCAACGTGTGCTCTCACACTTTGATAGTGCGAATGTGTTAGGAGTGACAGCAACTCCCGACCGTGGTGATATGCGTAATCTTGGGACATATTTTGACTCGCTTGCCTACGAATATACACTACCACAAGCCATCAAGGAAGGTTATTTGAGCCCAATCAAAGCACTCACAATCCCATTGAATCTTGACCTCTCAAGTGTCTCAATGTCACAAGGGGACTTCAAAGCGAGTGATGTTGGAAATGCGTTGGACCCGTATCTCGAACAAATTGCAAACGAGATGATGGAACATTGCAAGGATAAGAAGACGGTCGTATTCCTTCCATTAGTGAATACATCCAAGAAGTTCAGAGACATCTTGAACTCGAAGGGATTCAAAGCTGCGGAAGTGAATGGCGAATCCAAAGACCGTGCAGAAGTCCTCGAGGATTTTGAGAACGGAAAATACAACGTTTTGTGTAATTCGATGTTACTGACCGAAGGATGGGATTGTCCATCCGTTGATTGTGTAGTGGTCTTGAGACCAACGAAAGTTCGTTCACTCTACTCTCAAATGGTAGGGCGTGGAACAAGGTTACATCCCGGGAAGACACATCTTTTGCTTCTCGACTTCTTATGGCATACAGAGAAGCATGAATTGTGTCGCCCAGCTCACCTCATCGCTGAGAACGAGGAAGTTGCAAAAGCGATGGTTGAACGTACTGAAGAGAACACAGGAGCAGAATTTGAGCTCCTAGAATTAGAAGATGTTGCAAAAGAAGATGTGACCGCACAACGAGAAGAAGCTCTTGCGAAGCAACTCGCTGAGATGCGAAAGAGAAAACGCAAGCTTGTGGATCCGCTCCAATTCGAGATGTCGATTCATGCCGAAGACCTCACAAGCTATGTCCCATCATTTGGATGGGAGATGAGCCCACCTTCAGACAAGCAACTTCAAACATTAGAACGACTCGGAATCATGCCCGATGAGATTGAAAATGCTGGGAAGGCTCAGAAGATTCTTGACCGCCTATCAAAACGCCAAAACGAGGGCTTGACAACGCCAAAACAAATCAGATTATTAGAACGATATGGATTCAGAAATGTAGGGATGTGGCAATTTGAAGCAGCATCTAAGCTCATCAATCGCATTGCTGCGAATGGTTGGAGAGTCCCTCACAGCATCGATGTCCATAGTTACCAAGGAGAGTGATTGAGTGGAAGAAAACAACTTACTTGAATTATTAGATTACATCGACCCCTCATTCCTCAACTATCAAGAATGGGTCAATGTCGGAATGGCTCTCAAGCATGAAGGCTATTCGGCATCAGATTGGGAATCATGGTCGGCTAGAGATTCGGGACGATATCATCCCGGGGAATGTTACAGAAAATGGGATACGTTCCAAGGGACAGGCTCACCAGTCACAGGAGGAACAATCTTCCACATGGCTGTCGAGCAAGGATTCAATCCTTCTCAAGCTCATGATGATGGACGAGGGGCTCTCGAATGGGATTCATCGATTCAATACGACAACGACTATAAATTCGTAGACAAGGCTTGGATTGATGGGAAGGAGTTCCACGAACCAAAGAATTGGAATCCTGTGCAAGAGATTATTCGATACTTAGATACATTATTCCAATCAGATGACATCGTGGCATATTCCACTCAATCATACGCTAAGACAAACGCTGAGACGGGCGAAATCGAAAAATATCTTCCACATCGTGGTTCATACGATAGAACCGCAGGGAAGCTCATAGACGAGCTTGAGAGATGTGGTGGAGATATCGGAAAGGTTCTCGGAGATTACAACGAGAAAGCAGGAGCGTGGGTGCGATTCAACCCCATGGACGGTCAAGGGGTCAAGAACGATAACGTCGTGAGTTATCGCTACGCTCTTGTGGAGTCCGACAACATGGACTTGGAGAAGCAAAACGCAATCATGCGAGAGCTTGAACTTCCAATTGCAACTCTTGTGTATAGTGGTGGCAAGTCCATCCATTCGATTGTACGAATCGAAGCAGCAAACAAAGAAGAATACAAGAAACGTGTTGATTATCTATACAAAATTTGTAAGAAGAACGGACTCAACGTTGACGAACAAAACAAGAATCCAAGTCGATTGAGTCGTCTCCCGGGATTCATTAGAGATGGCAAGAAACAATTCATCATTGATACAAACATCGGTCATAAATCTTGGGACGATTGGTATCAATACATCGAAGACTTGAATGATGATTTGCCGGATCCTGAAGGATTGAGCGAGACTTGGAACAATATGCCAGATCTTGCTCCCGAGCTCATCAAAGGCGTTCTCAGACAAGGTCACAAGATGTTGATTGCGGGACCTTCGAAGGCTGGGAAGTCATTCGGGCTCATCAATATGTCGATTGCAATCGCTGAGGGTTCGAAATGGTTCGGTTGGGAATGTACACAAGGGAAGATTCTATATGTGAATCTCGAGCTTGATAGAGCCTCATGCTTGCACCGATTCAAGGATGTATATGCAGCAATGGGCATCGAGCCTCGAAACGTATCAAACATCGATATTTGGAACTTACGTGGGAAGACAGTCCCAATGGACAAGCTTGCTCCTAAATTGATTCGAAGAGCCCACAAGAAAGGCTATATTGCTGTAATCATCGACCCAATCTATAAGGTACTCACAGGGGACGAGAATAGTGCGGATCAGATGGCTCACTTCACGAACCAGTTCGACAAGGTGGCGACCGAATTAGGATGCTCGGTCATCTACTGTCACCACCACTCAAAAGGGGCACAAGGTGGTAAGAAGTCCATGGATAGAGCAAGTGGTTCGGGCGTATTCGCTCGGGACCCAGATGCCCTTGTCGATTTAGTGGAATTAGAGCTCACGGATGAGATTATCCAACAACGATGCGACCAATTGGCTTGCGACATCTACAAGGATGCCATCAATCGCATGAATAGACCGTACATGGAACAATTCATCGGTTTAGACGACTTGAGAAGTCCATACGCAATGCGTAATCACTTCGAGAAAGCGGTCGTAAACATTCAAGATAGATGGCAAACGAACGAGCTCATCAATCGAGAAACAAGCAAGATTCAAACGATGTCAGCGTGGCGTGTGGATGGAACTCTTCGAGAGTTCGCTAAGTTCAAACCAAGAAATGTGTGGTTCAGTTATCCACTTCATATTGTGGACGATACAGGAATCCTCGATGATATCGAGTTGGATGATTCCAAAACACCACCATGGAAAAAGAACTTTGATAAAAAGAAACAAGACAGAAAAGAAGAACGAAAAATCGCATTCGACACAGCGTACTCAGTTCTAAATGATGGACTCGCTCCAGTCACTTCAGAGGCACTTTGTGAATATTTAGGCATATCTGAGAAGACTCTCAAGAGACGAATCAAGGAGTTGGATGGGTATGAATTCGATGGAGAGCATGTCGTCCTCAAAAAGTAAATTCGGAAAAAATCCTATTTTTGGACAGGACAAACTCGAGGACAGACATCGGGACAGACAGGACAAAACACCGACTTTGTCCGTGTCCACGAGATAAAAATAATGCACCTAAAAGGTGTACTTGGACAGGACAAACTCGGGACAAACTTCGACTTTGTCCACGGACAGACAACCTATAACCCTAAGAGGGTGTAATTAGGGAATGTCCGAAGAATCGTCCATCGTCCATGATAGGAACAGAACAGGTGGGCTTTAGACTCCGCCCACCATGTCTGTCCTTTCTACCATGGACAAAAGCGAAAAAAAAAGAAAAAGTCTGTGTGGAATTTCACAAACTTAAAAGGAGAAAAATATGGCACGTAAAAAATCAAAATTGTTGGAAGTGGGAAAAGAGATGCCGCTCTTATATCATTCATTCCCAGATGAAGAATATGACCCAACGCAATCCCAAGTTCTTGAATGGATTTCAAAACAACCTGAACTCATGGAATGGATTTTCAGACAATTGAAGTCAACAGGTTATATCATCTATGACCCTCAATGGGAAGCGTGGCGAGGTGTTGGAAAGAATGATTGAATTCTTCATTCCCATGGAACTCCCCACAACGACTCACCAACAGAAACAAGTGACTTGTAGAAATGGGAAGCCTCATTTCTACGAACCTCCTAAGCTCATACAGGCTCGAGCGAAGTATATGGCACACTTCTCTCACTTCGCTCCTAAAACGCCTCTACGGGGCTGTGTGAGGCTCACAATCAAATGGTGCTTCCCTCTAAAAGATGGAAAGTACAACGGACAATATAAAGGCACGAAACCAGACCTAGACAACATGGAGAAATTGCTGCTTGATTGTCTCACCGATTTGGGATTCTGGGAAGATGACAACAAGGTCGCTTCTAAAATCTCAGAAAAGTTCTATGCGGATCCACCCGGGATATATCTCAGATTGGAGGAACTCGAATGAAATTAGATTATCACGAATTCATGAACAAGGTCGCCGATTGGATTGTGGAACAAGAAAGTGTCGCTCAAAAGTTGGGCTTCGGGTCGGTCGAATATTTCAATTGGGTGTTTGAATCGAGTGGAAAGCTATGCGATGAATACGAGAATCATCCATTCGTGAGAAGACAAATGCTCATGGTATTCGAGCACATCGATGAAGCCTTCAAAAATCAAAATCAAAAATAAGGAGTAAAACTATGGCAAATCAAATCGAAGGATTGAACGGAACTCGTTCAACTTACGTATACGAGAACATCGAGATTGTGGAGATTGATGGTGTTCGCATGGTTCGAAGATTAAAAGATAAGAAAATCATCGGACTAAATTCACCAAAAAAAGAACCTCAAGAAGGATACTATCAACGACAATTCAACAAGAGCCAACCAAGATATCAAGATTTAGCTCTTAAAGAAGAACTTACTCAATTCTTCCAAGATACAGGAATGTCCATCGGAGAGTTCATCAAAGATTCAACTATCATCAATTATCATCTTGTGTGGAGTTTTGTGAACGGGAAAAATCGCATCACATTAGATGCTATCAATGAAATCAAAAGGAGAATAGATGCTTATGGAAAACATTAAAATCTATGTAATTGTTAGAAACCAAGAGCCTCACTTCTTATTCGAACGCATTGAAGACTATTCAAGCATGAGAGGATATCTTGC